TGCGCCACCGATCGCTCGAGCGCAGCCGCTACTCAGCGGTCAAAGACCGTCCTAGACGAAACGCTCCACACGGACGTGCTTTCCGTTAGCGGTCGCGTAGTCGGTGCTCAAGGAGAGGTTAGGGGTTCCAGTTACCCTGCGATGCCGCGTGGTTCCTGGTGGGGGCTGATGCTGTGTGTGCTGTTTCTGTTGGCTGGCGTGGTCGTGTTGGAGCTCCAGTGATCCCGTATCTCGAAGACTCGGATTTCACGCTGTACCAGGGCGACGTGCTCGAGGTGCTGAAACAGCTGCCTGCCGAGAGTGTGCATATGTGTGTGACATCGCCGCCGTATTGGGGGTTGAGGGATTACGGGACGGGCTCCTGGGATGGCGGCGACCCGGACTGCGACCACCTGACCGATCGCTTCGCGTACTCGGTGAGCGAGAAGCAAGCATCGAACAAGGCGAGCGGGAGCAAGCTGGCGCGTGAGACGTGCGGTAAGTGTGGCGCGTCCCGCGTCGACAACCAGCTCGGCCTCGAGCCAACCCCCGAGGCGTACATCGAGCGGATGGTGGCTGTGTTTCGTGAGGTGCGCCGGGTGTTGCGGTCGGATGGGACGTGCTGGGTGAACATGGGCGACTCGTACGCGGGCGGCGGACGCGGCGGGCAGTCGGAGGAGAAACGCAGCGAGAACTGGCAGCCGACGTACGCGAACCACGGCCTGACGCCGAACGGTTTGAAGCCGAAGGATTTGTGCATGGTTCCGGCCCGGTTGGCGTTGGCGTTGCAGGCTGACGGCTGGTGGCTTAGAAGCCAGATTGTGTGGTCGAAGCCGAACCCGATGCCGGAGAGCGTGACCGACCGGCCCACGTCGAGTTACGAGCTCGTCTATCTGTTGACGAAGTCGCCGAGGTATTTCTTCGACGCCGAAGCCGTACGGGAACCGTTCCTCGAATCCACGCTAGAACGCTCCTATACGGCGTCGAAGGCTCGTGCCGCTGCCCCGAAGAACGATGCCGACGCGTTGAGCCGAAAGGCGGGCGGATGGGAGATGCCAAGTGTGGGCCGCAACGTCCGCAACGTGTGGGAGATCGCGACACAGCCGTATCCGGAGGCGCATTTCGCCACCTACCCGGAAGAACTCGTCCGAAGGTGTGTTTTGGCGGGTTGTCCTGAGGGCGGCACGGTTTTGGATCCGTTCTCTGGTTCCGGCACAACAGCCCTAGTCAGCCGGAAGCATGGCCGGCGCTGCATCGGGATCGAGTTGAACCCGGACTATTGCGCGTTGGCTGCACGTCGGCTGTCGCAGCTGTCGCTACTCGGTGAGCCCGCATGAGCGGCCTGTCGCGGTTCGTGGTGCTGTGCCTGATCGCCTGCGCGGCCCTCTACTTCATTGCGTTTGCTCGAGCCCATAACGTGCCTGGTTCGCGGCATAACCGGGTTCATGCGATCAACTATGCGTTCTGCCACAGCCTGCGCCCTTGTGCGCTCGGAGACCAGGCGGTTCGGGTTGCGGAGTGCGAGTCTGGTCTGTGGCCCTGGGCTCGGAACGGCCAGTATCTGGGGATGTTCCAGTTCGGTAGTTTCGCCCGGTCGACGTACGGGTTTAGCTGGAGCCCTTGGTTTCAGGCTCGAGCCGCTTATCGGTATTGGCTTAGTGCGGGGTGGTCGCCGTGGAGTTGCGCGTGAATGTCGGATCCTTGTTCTCAGGGATTGGCGGGATCGACCTCGGGTTGGAGCGGGCCGGTATGCGCGTCGTGTGGCAATGCGAGGCCGACGAATACCGGCGAGACGTGTTGCGGGAACGGTTCGGAACCGACTGCTTCGCCGACGTACGAGATGTTGGCGGAGAACGACCGGCAGGAGCTCAGGCTGTCCCCGCTGGCGAACTTGACGACGGGAGGCGGAAAGCCGGGGCAGGGCTATCCGTGCCTGTTGACCTCGTTTGCGGAGGGTTCCCCTGTCAAGACCTCTCCGTCGCTGGACGCAGGAAAGGACTCGCCGGAGATAGGTCCAGCCTGTTCTTCGAGTTCGCCCGCATCTGCGAGTCTGTTCGACCCCGATTCGTTCTCGTCGAGAACGTACCCGGCCTCCTCTCTTCACAGGGCGGTCGGGACTTCGGAACAGTCGTTGGAACGCTGGCCGACATCGGGTACGGCGTGGCCTGGCGGATTCTCGACTCACGTTTCTTCGGAGTGCCGCAGCGACGAAGACGGGTGTTCATCCTCGGAATCCTCGCTAACCCAGATCCTAGAGCCGCCGCAGAGCGTGCCGGCCAGATACTCGCTGTCGGCACGCGCTGCCCAAGGCATCTTAAGGCGAGCGGAGAAGCGGGGCAGGAAGTTGCCGGGACACTTGGAGGCGGCGCTGGTGAGCGTGGCTGGGCTCAGGACACCGAACGAATGACGTTCATCCCGCAGACCGCCCATTCCCTGATGTCGCACGGCGGCAACGACAAGCACGACCCGACGTTGCAGACCTATGTGGCTCGCAGCCTTACGTCACCCGGAGGCAGTGGGAAGGGCGGTAGCTATCGCCTAGACGACCAAGAGAATCTTGTCGCCGCCCCGCTGTCGCACGGCTCGAACCCGAACAGCAACGCCGTCGGCCGTAGGCGCGAGGACGACGTGAACCTCGTCGCTGCGTTCTACGGCGGGCAGGGCGCCAAAGCTGGGTCGGTCGCGTATACGGAGGATGAGTCGCTGACGTTGAAGAGCTCGGAGTCGGGGACGAACCAGGTGCCGCAGGTGTTCAACTGGCAGACCGGCGGGGACGGACGGCTCGGCTACGGCAACCAGCCGACCGCTCTCCAGAAATCACAGACGGTCGCTCTCCATGATGGCGCGTCCGTCCGTCGCCTGACCCCGACTGAGTGCGAACGCCTGCAAGGCTTCCCCGACGGGTGGACACAGTTGGGCGGCACTCCCGACTCAAGGCGGTATGCGGCGTTGGGGGACGCGGTGACTGTTCCGGTGGCTGAGTGGATCGGTCGCAGGATCATGTTGGCTGGTGGGGGCGGGGAAGCATGAACGACCTGCGAAAGTTCGTCTATGCGATCGGGGATCTGCTCGATGGGTTGCCGTTGTTCGGCACGTTGGGTCTGGACTTGAAGTTGTGGGTGGTCGGCGGTGGGGGCGGGGAAGCATGAGCAGGCCGGACATCGACTCGTTTAAGCACTTGCTCGAAGTCGGCGACTGTCCGTATCTCGGCGAACTGCGAAAGCTCGTTGAGTGGACGGAGCATGTCGAGGCTGAACGGGACGCCCTCAAAGCCGCGCTGGCCGAATCCGAGTCCGCGTTCGAGATGTACGAGGCCGTGGCGTACAAGCAGCGTGAGGCGATGGAGAAGGCGGAGAAACTCGTCTCCGAGCTTCATGACGTGCCGTACGACGACGACCGCCGTGGGTATGTCTGCCCGCATTGTGGGGCAGTTCAGAGCGGTGGGGGCGGGGAAGCATGAGCCACGTCAAGAGCTTCAACGAAATGAACGCTGAGCAGCGGTTCGCGTACCGGATCGGCTACCGGGCTGCGCTCACGGCGCATCAGCGCGACCTCGACGCTTTGGTGGCTGACCGGGACGCCCTCAAAGCCGCGCTGCGCTGGATCGCGGAGGACGCATCAAGCCTGGAAGGCGCACGGAACCGTGCGCGGGCTGCTGTTGGTGGGGGCGGCGAAGCATGAGCCGAACGCCCGAGTCAATACTGCGAACGGCAATCAGCCTGTCGGCTACAAATCTGCCTGCCCACGACGCGCTTGACGACTTGCTGAAAGAGCGTGGGCGTCTCCTGGCCGAACTGGAAGAAGCGCAAGATTACGCAGCTAGGGCGGCACAGGGCGCTGTAGATCGTGCCCGGTTGCCGCTCTCGTCGCGGTACTGGCTGGATGCGGTGGCTGAACGGGACGCCCTCCAAGCCGCGCTGCACCGTATCGCCTATAGCCGTGGTGGTCGGTTCGAGTTGGTGGCGCATCTTCGTGGGATTGCTGAGGCGGCGCTGCTTGCTGATACAGAGGAGAAGCCGTGAAGCCTAAGTGCGGGATCTGCAAGAAGCCGTACACCCCATCGTCTGACCGATACGCTGACCCGACACTCTGCAAGCGGTGTCTTGAGATAGCGGCTCGGGTGTGGGGCGGCGGTGCGGTGGTTGGGGAACAAGAACAGACGAGAGAGGAGAAGCCATGATGCCGTTCGACCGGGACTGGCCTGACCGGATTACCGTGGAGTTTGCCATGGAACTGACGGGCTGGGATTTCATGACATGCGCTCTGCACCCAACGTACCGATCATCGGATCAGACGATTTCGACGGCAGCTATTGTCGGCCCACCGGAGAGGGCTGTTGACAATGCGGTGGCGCTGCTTGCTGATACAGAGGAAGGGGAAGCATGAGCAGCGTGGAGCGGAAGATTGATCGGCTAGCCAAGGCTGGTGACGAGGCCGCGATTTACGCGCTACGGCTGGAGGGCCAGTTGCAGGAGATGTTCGACCGTGAGGATGCTGCGGTGGCTGACCGGGACGCCCTCAAAGCCGAACTGGAAGAACTGCGGGACGCATTGAAGGTAGCCACCGAGGCGCTCGATGCGGAGGAAGATGCTCGCGACGACGCCGAACAGGAACGGGATGCCCTCAAAGCCGCGCTGGAAGCAACTGCCGATGCGCTGCGGGAATGGCAGGGGTTCGGTCGCGTTCCAGGCGGCGGGTACAACGGTGACTTGCCCGTTCGGACTGAATCTGCCTTGCTGGTAGCTGAGGCGCTGCTTGCTGATACAGAGGAGAAGCCGTGAACCTGCTCGCCCGTCTGCTCGCCCGTCGCCGAGAGAAGAGATCCAAAAACCAGTGACCAGTTTTTTTTTAGACATAGCCCCCGACAC